CCGTGCTTTAATAATAAAACGGCTTGCCCCAGACGGATGAGCAAGTAAATTAAATTTGATTATAATAGACTGAACCTTCTTATACAATAAGTTAGGACCCCCGAAGGGGTGACCATCTAATAATCACATCCCTACGGATGTACGTCTGTTACGTCAAAATAAAATTTCTTTTATTCCGGCCATTTGCAATTAGCATGTCAGCTGCAATGACTTAATCACTGACGAGGGTTTTTCAATAGAACCTTTGTAAACTATTTTATAAATCGATTATGGTGAGAATAATGTTGTACCTCGAGGGAAGTTTAATCCCGCAAAATGAACATCATCACTTACATCTTCACGAAGTAACCTCTTCTGCAACCTGTTATAACCAATTTGATACCATTTATCATCTGTAGCATCTTTGGCAATAGCCCAGAAACCATGACCAACTTGGTTGACAAATGAAACAGTATCATCATGACCTTGGACAAAACCAGAATCAAAATGTCCAGTCCATCCTGTGGCAAATAATAATGTACTTTCAGATAAATGTGAATCTGTAGACGGCATGTATGAACCATCAAGTGGATCTATCAATCGAAATGATGTTTGATCATATTGATTACGATTAATTCTAGCACCTTCTACATAATAATCTGGATGAGTGTAATCATGATCTAATGCCATACCAACCCACTTACTCGTGTCTGTATTATAAATTAAAAGAGTTGCATTTGTAGCGCTGGCTCCATAATAAATATTATAACTATCATTGGGTGTAAAGACACCTGCACTCGATATAGTTCCTTTATTAACACATCTTGACATGTATTTAACAGTGAGATTTGTATCAGTCGTCGTATAAGCATAGTGGGCAAGTTCATACTGAATGTGCAGACCTTCAGTGAGTGTATCCTGCGCATCTCCCTTCCAGAATGTATCAGCCCACGTAGTTGTTACTGTTGATCCTCCAGCAGAAGTTGATATTGGTGCATAAAAATTAGTTGTAACATAATTACCATTTTGATCGGGCACCGCTAAAGTATCAGCATCCCATACCAGTGTACCGCATTTAGTATCAAAACCCGGTCCAAATGTAAATAGATTAGAATTCAAAGAAATATGACCCAAAAATAATTGTGGTCCTCTCGCTGCATTCAATCCATAAAAATTAAGATTAGATGCTAATTTAGGTTGTATTCCTAATGGAAACATAGCATTATAATCATCACCTGCTGCCACATAGACATGCACACTTCCAGATATCTGAATCTGATTATTATCATCTTCCAAATGTATAGTAACATCCGGCCATGGATATTCTTCAAAAGATCTCCTCTTCGGATGATAGAACGGTACCATAAATTCTGCTACATTGTTCATGGCACCATTAAAAATTTGGGTCGCATATGCCTGAATACCACTGTGATTAGGTTCTGTAAGACTAACATATAATGTAGATCCTCTGGGAATGACTATTTTATATCTAATAGATCCAGCTCTTGCCAAGTACATGGCATTAATTTGTCCAAATAATGAATCCCGAATGTTTCTTTCTAATAACATTGTTCCGTTGACTGTAATAGTTCTCAAGAATGTGAATCTTTTAGTTAAAACTCTAAGATTAGAGACTGATTCTCCCATAGTATATTCCACCATTGATTGTGGTTTATACGGAATTAAATCATCTGTGGGGATTGGTGCGGAATTACCACAACACTCGCCTTGAGCTACTGGAAAGGATGTTGTTGGTTGTCCTAATTGGACATCTCTATATGAATGATATACAATCAAATCCATCTCTTGGGCAACAGTTTCAGCTGTCACTATATCGTTGAATGTCGATATAACAATACGCCCTGGAGTATGATCATCAAAAGGTGATATATCCATCCAGGGTACTGTAAACGTGAAACTATCTTGTTGAGATATATCAATTATTTTTGAGTAAACAGTAGACATTGCTACTCTGGCATCCTCAACATCATTAATCGAACTATTATAATCGTATTGTACTAATAAACGTCCGGTATGATATTTGGTTTTAACCATATGAAATTCAAAACATCTCATCCATCTTCTATGTCTAAACATTGTTAATATGGTAGTTGGAGTGTTCAATGCTTCAGTTCCTAAGTTAATGACTTTAAAATTTTCGCCATTCTCCAGTTTAACAGTCTCTCTAATAAACTTTCTTTCAAAGAGATAAGACATATCCATTTCATCAATATCTGTAGAATTAGATGCTGTATTGCATGTATTATCTGGTATTAAGGCTAATGGAATACCATTGTCAATTCCTTCTCCATGACACATTCGTGCTGCAGGTATAGGAACCATCAGATTAGCATGCTCCATATTAGGTGCTTTTGACCAACCGAAATATGAAGCTACTTTATTAGCACATCGAACAGCCCAAGTTAATGGTGGGATAAACTCCCCCACAACTGGGATTGCTCTCAGAGCGGTACCTGATTGCTCCAAGACATCAGCTGCTGTTCCTGTTATTCTAGTTACCAATCCATCTTTCTTTTGGTCAGCAACTTCACTTTGAGCTATAGGAATCATTAATTCTGGTTTAACAAATCTACCAAAAATATTGACTTCTAATTCATGTGGTAATGTTGCTGTTCTAAGAGGACTAGCTACGATAACTGAAACCTGCCAAAAATCATCAATTTTGCTATAAGCTTCATTCTCGGCTAGAAAAGGAACTTTAATGGCTGCATGGTTAACAGTTGGTAGATTAATAAGCTCATGTGGATAATAGGAGTATGCAGGAAGATTTTCTAAATGAACATCTTTTGGATGCAAGATTATTAATAATGCACCTTGATCAAAAGGTGTTGGATTAACTTTAACTGTCACTTCAATATCAGTATGAATTGCATGAAAATTCTCCATTTTATTAGCGAAAAAACGAGCTTTCGCTAGATCCTTTGGTAAGCTCACAGTTGTCAAAATTGTATTTTGAGGTGATGTTGACGACCATCGAATGGGTAGAGTTGTTAAGATTTGTTGACGCTCTAACATTTCTGTCATTTGAAATGATTTACTTGCGAAACCTTCTGGTCGCAACCTCGATTCCAAATCCATCAGTGCCTCTGGTGTATCTTCATCTTGCAATGCATGAGTAGTTTTAGTTGTTGTTGGTTCTGCGGATAATTCATAATTCGCTTCGTTATTTAAACGCTCATCGCCAGGAGTCGACTGTTCTGATACAGACGCCTCCGCATATTGACTCATCTTATTATTCTTAAACATAATGATTCATGGGGTTGGATTCATTTTAACCAGTTTCCATTCCTTGGGTATCTGGGGTTGTTTACCGTCCACCATAGACATCTCTTTTTCTAAAAGAATCCAGCATAAGTGTCAACACAGTTGACTACACCTTCCGTACTACAGTATGCTTCCGCTTGACGTTGTGCATAATAATTGTAATCATGTACAATTAAATCACTTAATCTAATTCTTTTCTTCGCTCTCATGATAGTATCACGGACTCTATAAAAATACTCTTTACCATGATAATAAGCTTCACATAAAGCTGCATCTACACATGAATTTCTCGCTTCAGAAGAATGTCTTCCTTTGACATATAATAATGATGTTTCTATTGATGTTTGTTCCAGTTTCGGAATTGGAACACCATGTTTAGTCATATCAAATTTACGTTTTAAGAAATCACATTCTTGTAATGTATCTTTTGGTGTGAAATTAGTATCTTTTACAGCTGTAGTAACTGTAATTCCAAAACGTTTAGCCACTTTGGCAGCTTCGCCAGGTAAATACCAATCTTTAATACTCTCGTGGGTTGCTTCAACAGAATCATCTCCCATTACTATGAGTCTATTCCATTTAGCATATGGATATTCAATAAGAGATCCAATAGTTTCTAGCTGAACAGTATAATAAGTATATCTTTTCCAATATCTGATAACCATACAATTAAAATATGTAGTTAATGGGTGACCTGATGGATTAAAAGTCATTCCATCATGAAAATAACCATCCCATATAACTCTACAATTAAATAATGATCTGATAAGATTCTCTCTAATTACATTGTCTTCATTATTACAGTTTCTATAAAAACCCATAGTTGCTTTAATGATAGATTCTTTAACTTCAGGGAAATACATATTATATTCCATACCAGAAACATCACCATCATTATAATTAGCTTTTTCAAAACATGTTAAATGATTGATGATTCGCTTCCAATCGAAACTATATGGATTAACTCCAATAGCCATTTCATTACTAACATTTTCGGACATAACATCAGATATGAGATCCCCAAAATACTTACGGACCATAAACAAAGTAATAACATCACCAACATAGAAAAGACGAACATCTTTTCCAGGTTTTAATGCTTCATTAGTCTTTGGACTTGCGATGTATTCAGTTTGAAGTGGTTTCGTTTTAAGAATCTCCAATCTTTCAGAGATAATGCGTTGAACCATAGGCCATCCTGAAGGATAAACCATAGATCCATTCATTCTCTTATGAGGGAAGTATTGTTTTCTTTTACCTTCTCCCGCAATTTTGGTTCTAGTATCGTTAGCCATCAAATAATATCCAATAGCTGTTGACATATCCATAGAATTCAAACGACCAAATCCAAACAAAGTTTCTTCATCTGTTAATGGCTTACCGACCGATCTCGGTTCATGAGTTAATTCTTCACGAACAATTCGATCAATATCTAAATCGATTAAACCGTTTTTCAATTCATGAAATGCGTCGAGCTTAGATTGACACGGTTCAATAAGATCACCATCTTCTGATTTGTAAATCTTACACATTGGTGGTATCTTCTTAACTCCGAACTCATTACTAATCTCTTTGTAAAACTTGGATCTCTTCATGGATGATTCTCTGCATTGAGGAAATGGCATACATTTCTCTGTTCGATAATCAACTAAACCTTGAGATTGACTCAACATTTCAAGAATGTCTTCCTTCGAAATAATAGTTGCATAAGACATATTATTATTTCCTGCAATATGCATTCCGATCATCTTACCTGCAAAAGCTCCTGCTGTTCCAACAAGAGGACTCCCACAATAACCTGCTGCATTAGTGCATGAATAATATAAATACCTCGGTAATTTCAACCAATAATCATCATCTCCCATTGTTTCTGTGGTAGTACCTGGTTTCAAATAATTGAATTCCTGAACTTTATATTCTGCGCTACACATAGAGGCTACCATCATTACGAAATGTTTATTAATGGTGCTTGGAACTAACAATTGAGGTTGACAACTTACAACGTCAGCCAAATCTTTTTCAGATACAAAATTGTTCATGAAAGTAGGAAATGAAAATGGTAATCGTGTTAATTCAATTAAACATTTATCATCTTTAAATCCAATCTCAATAAACTCCTCTGGTTTAATCAAAATTCTTGGTTGAGATAAAGTTTGAATTTCAAATCCTCTTTCCAGAAAAGGCATCATATGATGAGGAATTGCTACTATTTTATCTTTAACAGCAATAGCTTTACACATAGCTCTCTCTTTTCCTGGTTGATACATTAAAATCGCTCCTTTAGTTATATATTTCTTACGGAATTCTTGATTTTGTTGCTTTGATACATACTGCAACATGATGTCAGGTTCTTCTTCCATAGGTGGATACTCAAAGAAATCGTCATACTCTACTTCAGTTAAATCTTTTTGAACATCCATAGTTTCTTTAAATGTTGTATGAATACCTCCTACAAGTAATTCAGCATCACCTTGACTTCTAGCATGCCATTTAGTTGGTTTCTTAACAACAATCTTGCTTGGTCTGTACGCCGCTGATTTCACTTTCTTTGATTTCTCATATATTTCATTCTGCGCCAGGGGAATATCAAATTCTTCACAAAAAGCTACGAATTCTGTAGTATCTTCCTCTTCTTCAGTCTGTCGAGTAAAATATTTATGTAATGCTACTAATAACATCATTATAGCCGCTACAAGAGCTGCTATTTTAATTAATGTCTTAGTATCTATATGATATCTCTCATTAAATTCAGAGATTTCTTTAGCTGCATAGTTAATGAAGTCTTTTAAAGATGATTGCATTGAAAATGGTTCAATTTGTTCAACTTGCTTAAGGTTTCCGATAAATTCTTCCATATCTAACTTGTCTTGAGTAGCTGCACATTCAGCTTCTTTACTCAAATATGAAGATTCTAATCTCTTATATTCATCATCTAATAGAGTCAAAAATGTTCGTGAATCCATAACGTCTCCTTCAATCAATCTTCGACCTCCTGATGAGAAGTAAGCTGGAAATTTACCTTTCTTAACTTTAAAAACACAGTAGTCCATAATCGCCACACTACGTTCGAATTCATCACAATCCATAGCCTCAGCTTGTCTAACATGTTTAATTAATCGTTTCTTGTTAACTCTTAATTTTCTTGTCTTTGAAGCTTCTTGCAAAGCATGTGTTGGATTATAATAATATTCAGGTTTAGTTGGAAATATTGGCCTACCATTTTCATAAAAAGCGTTCTTGGCGGATCTTTGTGCATCATGGACATCTTCTAAAAATACAAATTCTGATTTTGGAATAACTTCCACTTGAATCATACGATTTAAAATAGCTGCTGGTGTTGCGAAGGAAGTTGTGTCAACTTCCGCATTATTGCTAACAAGAACAATCTCTGATGTAAATTTCATTCCCTTGTCAGCAATTGCTGCTTGATCTAAAGTCACATTACATGTGTTGATCAAATCCATAAATTTAGCATAGGGATGTAAGGCCGGATCAGTTGCTATTTCAGCCATTTTCAATGGGGCCGCGTCATCAAAAACTGTAACCCATGATGATTCTGGTGAGTAACCAGTCCAATATTGTGATGATTTACATGGAAAATAAACATTATTATAATAAGAGAAATTCTTATGTCTTAGTAATGCTTTACTGATAGCAGGACAATGATTTGTAGTCTTTCCTGTATCAGAGATTCCTGTTAACACAACACAAATGGGTTCTTGCCTAATTTCTGTATAAGCTGGTGCTATAGATTTAAAACGCTGATCCAAGTTTCTAGCAATATCTTTATAAGCTACAAACTGTTTAGGCATATCCTTCTCTGCTGTAGTATTGGATAATTCTTTTCTAATTTTCCAATACCTATTAATCTCATCATTCACGGCTGCATAAGCTTTAGCATATCCTGCTATCTTATTGTCGCTCAATGAATTCAAAGTTGC